AAGGAAAAAATTAAATGGTAAAAAAGTACGATACTACCATTGTGGAGAATACGGAGAAAAAAACCTCCGACCCCACTACCACGCAATCCTCTTCGGTGTGGATTTTGGTGATAAAACACTCTTTAGCAGCAATAATGGCAATCCTATCTATACTTCTGATTTCCTTGATAGCTGCTGGCGCCGTGGCTTTGCTAGTATTGGTAATGTAACGTTTGAGTCTGCAGCCTATGTTGCTCGCTATGTTATGAAAAAGGTGACTAATAATGAAAATATTCCCGGTGCCCAAAAGAAGTTTCTCGAGACCTATTCACGGACAGATCCGGAAACGGGTGAGTACTACCAGGTACAACCTGAATACACCACAATGTCTCGACGACCTGGCATTGGTAAGGAATGGTTCGATCGGTTCAAGAATGACGCGTTCCCATCGGATTTCATTGTTGCTCGCGGAATTAAGATCCAGCCTCCGCGTTACTTCGATGGGTTATATGAAAAAGAGGACGAAGAAGGACTAAAAAAAATAAAGCAAGGTAGACGTAAAAGAGCTTTAGAACATAAAGACGATAATACAAACGAAAGGTTAAGAGTACGTGAAAAAGTTAAACTGGCATCAATTAAACAACTTAAACGACCATTAGACGGAGATTAAAAATGTTATTAAAAGTTTTCACAATATGTGATTCATGTGCAGATATTTATAATACCCCTTTCTTTATGCTGACCAGGGCGGAAGCTATTCGTGCCTTTCAAAACCTCGCGCTGGATGCGTCTAGTAATATTTCTCAAAATCCAAAAGATTACAATCTCTATTATCTGGGCACATATGATAATAATACTGCGACGTTTACGGTCGATGGGAAACCGGAGGATTTAGGCTGTGCCGATTTGTTTCTTAAAGAAGATAATGTGGTTGAACTGGAGAAGGCACAATGAAAAGTGTAATGACGAGTCAGTTTTCTAAGACACCCAATGTGACTATACCTCGGTCTAAATTCCGTCGTGATCATGGTCATAAAACGACCTTTGATGCGGGTTATTTGGTTCCAATATATGTGGATGAAGCGTTACCTGGCGATACTTTTAACCTGTCGGTAACCGGTTTTGCACGTATGTCTACGCCTATTTATCCGATTATGGATAATCTATTCATGGATACGCATTTCTTTGCGGTTCCAATGCGTTTGCTTTATACAAATTTTGTAAAAATGATGGGAGAACAGGATAATCCAGCTGATTCGATTGATTATCAGATTCCTGTTATGGATGTAACAGCTGCGCCTCTTTCAACAACGGGTTGGCAAGAAGAAAGTCTGGCTGATTATTTCGGTATTCCAACTGAAGTTGCAGGTCTTGAACATTCAAGTATGTTTCATCGTGCTTACAATAAAATCTGGAATGATTGGTTCCGGGATGAAAATCTACAGGACTCTGTAGTCGTCGATACAGATGCCGGCCCAGATGATCCTGCGGATTATGTATTGTTAAAACGTGGTAAGCGTCGTGATTACTTCACATCTTGCCTACCCTGGCCCCAGAAGGGCGATTCTATTGAATTACCACTTGGAACCAGTGCACCTGTTGCTTATGAAAATATATCCGGTACGGATATATCAGGACAATTTGCTAACCAGTACAAATCTACATCCTCGTCGTTGCGACAGACTGGTACGTATGGTACTGCTGGTACTGCTACGCCTGATCCTAGTGAAAATGCGCTGTATGCAGATTTGTCGTCGGCTACTGCAGCAACAATTAATCAGTTGCGTCAGAGTTTCCAGATTCAGCGATTATTAGAGCGTGATGCTCGTGCCGGTACTAGGTATGTCGAGCTTATAAAATCTCATTTCGGAGTCATCTCACCTGATTTCCGTTTGCAACGTAGTGAATATCTAGGTGGTGGTAGCCAACCGGTAAATATTAACCCTGTTGCTATTGTTGCAGACCCTACTTTTCCTGTAACTCAAAAGAGTAGCGGCGAAGTTGGTGCATATTCAACAACGTCTATACGTCAGAATGGTTTTAGTAAATCATTTACTGAGCATATGATAATTATTGGCCTGTGTAGTGTGCGAGCCGATCTTACTTATCAACAGGGTTTGAACCGGATGTTTTCACGGTCAACCCGTTATGATTTCTATTGGCCTAGTCTTTCAAAATTAGGCGAGCAAGCCGTATTAAATAAGGAAATCTATGCTGATGGTTCTGCAAATGATGAACTGGTTTTTGGATACCAGGAGCGATACGGCGAACTGCGTTATAAGCCATCAATAATTTCAGGATATTTCCGTTCTGCTTCAAGTGCGCCTTTGGACTCCTGGCATTTGAGTCAGGAGTTTGGTTCATTGCCGGCGCTTAATTCCACCTTTATTGAAGAGGATCCACCTATGGACAGAATCTTGGCGGTTTTGACAGAACCGCATTTTATATTCGACTCGTATATTAAATTAACTTGCGCCCGGCCAATGCCGTTGTATGGTATTCCCGGCATGATTGACCATTTCTAATGGGTTGGGGCGCAGCGATCGCCGGTGGTCTTCAAGCAGCCGGCAGTATATACGGTGCTAAGAAATCTGCAGATGCAGTTTCTAGTGCTGCCCAGCTATCTAAAAAATCAGCACGGGAGGTAATGGCCTTTCAGGAGAGAATGTCTAATACGGCTCATCAACGAGAAATCAAAGACCTGTATGCAGCAGGTCTAAATCCGATTCTATCGGCTAAATATGGCGGCGCTAGTACGCCATCAGGTGCTGGCTATCAACAAGGTATCCCGGACACTACGGGATATGGACAGGCGGCAAGTTCTGCCAGTAATGTGGCTTCTAATGTTCTGCAAATGAAAAATCTCGCAAATCAGGGTCGAGTAATCGAGCGTGAGGCGGATGTTGCAGACATGGATAAAGAGTTGTATGCAAAATTCCCAGAATTGAGAGCTTTAGAAAAGCTTAAGGGAATGAATCCCACTGCTTTGGTTGCAGCGGCTTTGTATAACATTGGTAAAAAAGATGTGAATATTAATGGTAATAGTGCAAAACAACAGGATAAAGATTCAATAAAACCATTGGAAATATTGATAGACCGAGATGCAAGGTCTAAAAAAGGTATTTCTGAAAAAGAGATGCGAGAGATGGATAGCCAAATACGCTACCAGCTTCGTGATAAACTAAATCAAATTTGGCCAGGAGGTGTACAGTAATGTTTCAACGTCGTGATGATTATGACCGGTCAACTAGGCCGGTTCTAAATACTGGCAAGGGACTCACTAAGCAATCTATGCGTGATGAGTGTGATATTAATGTGATAATGAAAAAGTATGCTAAAACGGGTTTAACGAACTTTGTGAGTGCCCGAGAGGGTGAATATATGGAAGTCCCTAATATTGACTTCCATGAGGCTATGAATTTAATCACTAAATCAAATGAAATGTTTGACGATATGCCATCGGAACTCAGAAAGAGGTTCCGGAATGATCCAGGGGAGTTTATGGACTTCGTCCATGACCCAAACAACATGGAGGAGATGTACTCTCTAGGGTTAGCGCAGCGTCCCCCTGAGGAGGCTACTCCCGTAGTTGTTGAGGGTGAAACCCCTACTACTCCACCTGGAGACCAAACGCCGTGAGGCGTATGTTGGAGGCGTGCCGACTCCCTAGAGTCGGCTTTAGCCTCGGCAAACGGCGGCGCCCTCGCCGCCTTAAAAATAAGGGTACTGTTTTGGGTAGAATCGCTCGCGATTCGTGGCCGAAACAGGACACAACACAGTTTCTACTTGATGTAACTGTGTGGACTGACACCCCTAGGGGTTCAGTCTAAAAAAAAGAGAGAAAATGCTTGCAATTTTCGATCAAGTAAAGTACTATAAAAGCTCATAGAAAAGGAGCTATAAAATGTATTCATTTCAAAAGTATTTTGATGATAATATGTATAAGGAAGGTGATGACTATAATATGTCTAGGGCTGCCGGTTTTTACGAGCAGTTGGCTAAAATCATGTATCAGAAGTTGACACCCAAAAAGCAGCGAGAAATCGATGCTATTTATGAGGATAAGTAAATGAGATATCGTAAACGTATGAGTCGCCGTAGTAGTAAAAGGTCATTTCGTCGTGGTGCTAAACGCGTACACAAGCGGAATTTTCGGATGTTCTCTCAACGCGGAGGCATTCGCCTTTGAATGCCTTGCTATCATCCAATAACGGCTTATCGTGCCAGGAAAGTAAATGAGTCTGGTAAACGTTCGTTAGTATTCAAAGAAGAGGATGGGCTCTTCGCTAGTTCTCTGGAGGTACCATGTGGACAGTGTGTTGGTTGTCGGTTGGAGCGTTCTCGCCAGTGGGCGGTGAGGTGTATGTGTGAAGCTCAACTCCATACTGAAAATTCTTTCATTACTCTTACATATTCTCCGGAGCATCTGCCGGAGGACTGGGGATTGCGTAAGGAAGATTTCCAAAAATTCATGAAGCGGTTAAGGAAAAAATTAAATGGTAAAAAAGTACGATACTACCATTGTGGAGAATACGGAGAAAAAAACCTCAGACCCCACTACCATGCA